AGTCGTCACCAAGACGATTCAGAACATCCGCGACAAAAACAAGGATCCGAAAGCTGCGACATCGCCGGTAAACCTGACCGAGTTCAACGACTCGAAAAACCAGCTGTCGCTGATCCTCGGCGAATACAAAAACGCCCAGAAGGAACTGGAAGCCGCGCAGAAGGCCGGACTGGTCACGCAGGAGGACTATCTACTCAAGCGCCAGTCGCTGATCGGCAACGAGCGCGACGAGGTAACCGCCGCGTATCAGGCTGAAATCAGTTCGCTGGAGGCTGCGAAGGGTAAGGCCAGCACCTCTGCTGCGCAGCGTATCCAGATCGACCAGAAGATCGCCGATGCCAGGGCCAACATGGTCAAGGCTCAGAAGGAAGCCGACAGTGAGCTCGAAGTCATCGCGACGAACGAGCAGGGTCGGCTTGCCAGGCAGGCACAGGCGATCAAGGTCTACACCGATGCCCTCGACCAGCAGAACGTCGCCCTGCGGCGAGCTGGCGGCCGTGCAGCGGATGGCGTTGGCCGCGGCGACCGTGAGAACGCCATCAATGGCGAACTGAACGGCATTGCCGATCGAGCCAACCAGCAGCGTCTGGATCTGGCGCGCGACCGGGCCGACAAGGCGCGAAACATGAGCGCCGAGGAGTAACAGGCCAAGCTCGACGCGATCAACAGAAGCGAGACGGACCTGAGCGAAACAGTGCTCAGCAACTACGAGCAGATGTCGGCCGCACAGAGCGATTGGCGCAACGGTGCAACCTCGGCGTTCAGCAATTATCTTGAGAGCGCGCGCAACATCGCCGGCCAGACTCGCGACCTGTTCAGCAATGCCTTCAGCTCGATGGAAGACGCAGTCGTCAACTTCGCCATGACCGGGAAGCTGTCGTTTGCTGACTTCACCAAGTCGATTCTGGCGGACATGGCGCGCATCGCGACCCGTCAGGCCAGTTCGGCGCTGCTGAGCAGTCTGGTTGGCGCTGGCGCAAGTTATTTCGGCGGCAGTTCTGCTACGTCAGCAGGTTCTACTGCGGCCGGCTACAGCGGCGACTTGTCAGGCTTCACGCCAGGCAGCGTCCAAGCGAATGGTGGCGCGTGGTCTGGCGGCGTTCAGATGTTCGCCAATGGTGCTGCGTTCACCAACTCCGTCGTGAGCAAGCCGACAGCGTTCGGGATGGCAGGCGGCCAAACGGGCGTCATGGGAGAGGCGGGGCCAGAGGCAATCATGCCGCTGACCCGTACCGCTGGCGGCCAACTGGGCGTGCGCGCAATCAGCGGCGGCGGAAGTGGTAGCGGAAATGTGTACAACTTCCCCGTCGCAGTGTCGGTACAAACCCAAGGCGCTGGCGGCGCGGCCAGCACGGAAGACACGACGCAGCTTGGCAAAGGCATTCAGCAGGCCGCGAAAGCCGAAGCTGAAACCGCGATCGCCCGAGCGCTGCAGCCCGGCGGCTCAATCTGGAAACTTACGAACGGGAGGGGCTGATGGCCATCGAGACATTCACATGGCCAACCCAGCACGGTGACGCGCCCGAGATCTTATATCGGGTGCGCACCTCGCAGTTTGGCGGCGGCTACAAGCAGGAAGTTGGCGACGGCCCGAACAACAAGGAAGACGCGTATCCGATCACCTACAGCGGCCCTCAGGCCAAGGTGCTGGAGATCATGGCGTTCCTTGATCGGCACGCCGGCGCGAAAGCCTTCCTCTGGACCACACCCTTGGGCCAGCTTGGCCTGTTCACCTGTAAGAACCCCGTGCCCACTCCGGTGGGCGGCGGCGTTTTCAAACTCACCGCCACGTTCGAGCGGGCATTCCATCCATAAGGGGCAACCATGCCGCTGATCAGTGACATCCAGGTGCTTGAACCTGGCAGCGAAGTGCTGCTCTTTGAATTGGACGGCACGGACTATGGCGCTGACGTCCTGCGCTTTCACGGGCACGCAATACCGCACACGCCGGCAGAGTTGATTGCTGCCGGCGACAATGCCGACCAACTGCCGGCGAAGGCCATCTACTGGCAGGGCAACGAGTACAGCGCCTGGCCGATGCAGATTGACGGCATCGAGGCGAACGGTGACGGCAGGGCGGTCCGGCCGACATTGTCGGTGGGCAACGTCAACGGGCGCATCACTGCGCTCTGTCTGGCTTTCGAGGATCTGCTCGAGTTTAAGCTGACGATGCGGCACACGCTCGGCAGCTACCTCGACGCGGCGAACTTCCCGGCCGGCAACCCAACGGCAGACCCTACCCAAGAGACGATCGAGGTCTGGTACATCGACCAGAAGACGAACGAGGACGGGGAGACCGTCAGCTGGGAGCTGGCCAGCCCGGGCGACGTGGGTAATGAGTCGATCGGGCGGCAGGCCACAACCCTTTGCCATTGGTGCCTCACCGGCGGATACCGCGGGGCGAACTGCGGGTACACCGGACCGTACGTCACGAAGGACGGCGTGATCACCGACAACCCTGAACTGGACCAATGCGACGCCACGCTGGGCAAGGGCTGCATTCCGCGCTTCGGCGAAGGCAACCCGCTGCCGTTTGGCGGCTTCCCGGCTGTTTCCCTGATCGCACGGAGCTGACATGCGAAAGCACATCCTGAATGCGATCCAGGCGCACGCGGCGGCCGAGTACCCGAAAGAGTGCTGCGGCCTGCTGCTGGCGATCGGACGCAAGCAACAATACTTCCCCTGCATCAACGTCTCGACCGAGCCGAACGAAGAGTTCCGAATCGACCCCGAGCAGTACGCCGCAGCTGAGGACATCGGTGAGGTGATCGGCGTGGTCCATTCGCACCCGGACGCAACCAGCCGGCCGTCACCGCGCGATCAAGCTATGTGCGAGGCGACCGCGCTGCCGTGGCACATTCTCAGCTGGCCGGAGGGGGATCTGAGAACGGTCATGCCGTCCGGCGAGGTGCGGCTCCTGAAGCGCCCATTCGTGCACGGCGCCTGGGACTGCTGGCAGGTCTGCGCCGATTGGTACAAACGCGAGTGGGGGCTGGAGTTCGAAGCGTTCAAGCGTGCCGATGGCTGGTGGGAGAGCAAAGACAACACCAGCCTGTACGAGGCGAACTACGAGGCCGCCGGCTTCTTCCGCGTCGACCAGCCGCAGCGCGGCGACATGGTCGTCATGGAAGTGGGGCGCACGGTTTACCCGAACCACGCCGGGATCTTTCTCGGTACTGATCCTGCGCTGCCGGGTGAGGATGCTGCGACGTTCGGGCCTGGGCCGTTCCTGCTTCACCACCTGTACGGCAGGCCCTCAGAGGTAATTGTCTTCGGCGGGCCGTGGCTCGATCGCACGCGACTGGTGCTGCGGCACCGCCGATCTCAGTGATAAGGTGTAAGCCTTATCACAGGAGTGGCATAAATGAGCAAAAACGCAAGCTCGCTATCGGTACTTTTATTGGCGGGAATGACCTTCGCGCCCCTAGTTAATGCCGAATGGGTTAGGTCCGAAGTAAAAGACGAGATGCGCGGAAGCGTTACGATAGTTTTCAGCCAAACAGCAAAGCCAGCGGATGGCGGCGGGCCTAGCGCCACTTTAATGGTAATGGACAAAAAAGATGGAAAGCCTGGCGTCGTTTTGCACGTGGAAGACGGCAAGGTCAAAGGCTGCCCTGCGCCAGACGGATCGCTTTGTAGTGCAAGCATCAAATTCGACGACGGCAAGGTTCGAGAAGAACTCTTTGCTTCTGACGACGGACGACAATTGATACCGACCCAGGTGGTAGCTTTTGCCGGTTCTGTCGTCAGAGCAAAGCAACTATTTGTAGAACTGAAAGTAAGCGGAGTAGGTACTCGCCAATACAAATTTGATTCCGGCGCATTGGACCTATCCATAGATGAAGGGCGACCGCTCACCCTGCTTGGCTATCAGCTCGGCAAAAAGTACCCCGATGTGGGCCCTCCTTTGGAAAGGACAAAAGGCGAGGGGCTAGATGCTTGCTACACGGGGGATAATTTGCCAAACGTTCTTGGCCCAGAAAAAATGCAAAAGAGCACTCTGTGTTTTTTTGACGGTTTCTTTTATAGCGCGGTCGTCATTCCTGGAACGAAGGCGGGCTACGCATCCGGCGTTAAGTATCTAACGTCGGTTTTCGGAAAGCCTGACCCGGACGGCGTTTATCCTTCCTGGCCAAATAGAGGCGGCAAGCTACTCGATATGGACACTCGGAGAGCCTCATATTTCTCGATTGGCAAAACAACTTATACAGAACCATTTATCATAGCCGATGAGATAATCAGCCCCTTCGTCCCGCAATAGCTGTCCGCGCTTGCCTCAAGGAGAGGATTTTGAAGTTTATATCTATTGTTGTCGCTATGCTGATGTTGGCCGGTTGCGCCACGACGCCAATACCGTCATCCCAAGCTGAGCCTGTGCCCGCATCAAGACTTTTTGCATATCAGAAGCCAGCTTCAGGCGATGCTGTCTTGATCGTTACCCGTGATTCCGGCTTTGTTGGTGGTGGCTGTAAAACTTCCGTAAGCATCGACGGGCGAAAAGCTGCCGAGATTGGCTCTGGCGAAACCGCAAAGTTCTACGTTCCCGCCGGTGAGCATATCGTCGGCGCGTCGTCATGCGGCAGCGGGCTTAAAGAGCGGGAAGCCAACATAAAGGCTGGCGCCACTAAGAAATTCAGGATATCCATCGACTCATCAATGAGCATGGACTTATCACCCACCATGCAATGACAAAGCCGCCTACGGGCGGTTTTTTTATGACCGGAGAAAGCCGTGGCAGTGACAGCGAGTAACAACCCAGCCATGACAACCATTCTTCTTTCAGGCCCGCTTATCAAGCTGTTTGGTCGAGTCCATCACCGAGAGCTTGGCAGCAAGTCCGTGGGCGAGGCGTTCAAAGCGCTGAAGTGCACGATCGAAGGATTCGAAGGCGCTATCAAAAATCTTGAGCGCAAAGGGATGCGTTTTGCGATTTTCAGAAACCGGAAAAACGTAGCTGAAAAAGATTTCGGTCTCGGCGGAACCCAAGAGATTCGCATCGTCCCAGTCATTTCCGGGAGCAAACGAGCAGGCCTGCTTCAGACGATCATTGGCGCAGTTCTGGTCGTGGCCGGCTCGTACTTCGGTCAGCCTTGGGCCGTGCAGTTGGGTGCTGGGCTGGTGGCTGGCGGCGTCATCCAGATGCTCAGCCCTCAAGCGAAGGGCCTGAAGCAAAGCGCATCCCCCGAAAACTCCCCGTCCTACGCCTTCGGCAGCGCCAAGAACACCACGGCCAGCGGCAACCCGGTACCGATCTGCATCGGCGAACGCCGGTGGGGCGGGATGATCATCTCGGCCTCGATTCTGGCTGAAGACAAAGCGTAATCAGGACAGCAGCACACCGACCGCCCGCGAGGCGGTTTTTTTATGCCTGGAGGAAAGCATGGGCGCAGCAGCAAAGATCGACATCCACGGCGAGAAGGGCGGTAGCAGCAAGCCGAAGTCGCCGACCGAAGCCAGCGACAGCCTGCGCTCGACCAACCTGGCCAAGCTGCTGATTGCCGTAGGCGAGGGTGAATTTGACAGCGTCCCGACCGATTACGACATCTACCTGGACAACACGCCGATCCGCGATGCCAGCGGCAACTACAACTTCCCGAACGTGAAGTGGGACTGGCGCCCGGGCTCGGTGGATCAGACCTATATCCCGGGCATTCCGTCCGTGGAGAACGAGACGTCGCTGAACATCGAGCTGCGCAGCGATTCGCCGTGGGTGCGCTCAATCACCAACACCCAGCTTTCCGCCGTGCGCATGCGCTTGGCATGGCCTGCTCTGCAACGCTCGGATGACCAAGGCAACGTCGGCGGCTACCGCATCGAGTACGCAATCGACGTCGCCACCGACGGCGGCGCCTATCAGCAGGTGCTGGTGGACGCAGTCGACGGCAAGACCACCACGCGCTACGAGCGCTCCCGCCGCATCGATCTGCCCGACGCCACCACTGGCTGGCAGATCCGCGTGCGCCGCCTGACGCCGAACCAGAACACCAACAAGATCGCCGACACCATGCTGGTGGCCGGTTACACCGAGGTCATCGACGCCAAGCTGCGCTACCCGAACACCGCGCTGCTCTACATCGAATTCGACGCCGAGCAGTTCACCAACATCCCGGCCGTGACCGTGAAGTGCAAGGCGCGCCGCTGGATGGTGCCGAGCAACTACGACCCGATCCTGCGCACCTACACCGGGACATGGGACGGCTCGATGAAGTCGGCCTGGACCAATAACCCGGCGTGGATCACCTACGGCATTTGCACCGAAGACCGCTTCGGCCTCGGCAAGCGAATCAAGCCGTTCATGGTGGATAAGTGGGAGCTGTACCGCATTGCCCAGTATTGCGATCAGCTGGTGCCGAACGGACTGGGCGGGCAGGAACCGCGCTTCCTCTGCGACATGAATCTGCAAGGCAAGGCTGATGCCTGGTCGCTGCTGCGCGATATCTCGGCGATCTACCGGGGCATGACGTACTGGGCTCAGGGCCAGCTGGTGATGCAGGCGGACATGCCGCGCGCGCAGGACTTCGACTATGTGTTCACACGGTCGAACGTGATCGACGGCAAGTTCTCCTATGGCAGTGCCTCGGCGAAGACCCGTTACACACGGGCGCTGGTCAGCTACGACAACCCGGCGAACAACTACGACACCGACGTAATCCCGTTCGCCGATCTGGATCTGCAACGCCGCTATGGTGACCGGCCGACCGAGCTGAGCGCCATTGGCTGCACCCGCGCATCAGAGGCCCAGCGCCGTGGCAAGTGGGCGATCCTCAGCAACAACCAAGACCGCACCGTTTCGTTCAAGACCGGTATGGAAGGCGTTATCCCGCTGCCCGGGCACATCATCCCAGTGGCGGATTCGCTGCTGGCTGGTCGTGAAGTGGGCGGCCGAATCTCGGTGGTGGCGGGACGGGTGATCACGCTCGACCGCGACACGCAAGCCAAGGCCGGCGACCGGCTGATCATCAATCTCCCGGGCGGCCGCGCCGAAGGTCGCACCGTGCAGAGCGTGAACGGGCGCGCGGTGACCGTCACGGTGGCCTACAGCGAACCGCCGGTCGTGCAGTTGCAATGGGCGCTCGATGCCGATGATCTGGCAATCCCGCTGTATCGCGTGCTGCGCACCAAGCGCACCACCGAGGGCGATTACGAAATCAGCGCGCTCCAGTTCGAGCCGAGCAAGTTCGCTTTCATCGACACCGGCGCACGCCTGGAAGAACGCCCGATCAGCGTGATCCCGATCACCGTCGTTCCGGCGCCGGCGAGCGTCACGCTGTCGTCGACTTCATCGGTTGTGCAGGGTTTGGCCGTGGCCACCATGACCATCAGTTGGCCTGCCGTGGATGGCGCGGTCGGCTATGACGTTGAGTGGCGCAAGGACAGCGGCAACTGGATCAAGCTGCAGCGCACCGGGATGACCAACGTGGACGTGGTCGGTATCTACGCTGGTGCCTACGTGGCCCGCGTCCGCGCGGTCAGCGCGTTCGACATCTCGTCGATTTGGCGTAATTCGATCCTGACCAATCTCAGTGGTAAGCAGGGGCTGCCGCCGGCGCTGGCGTTCCTAACTGCCACGCCGCTGCTGTTTGGCATCTATCTCAAGTGGGGTTTCCCTGCTGGTGCCGAGGACAGCCAGCGCACGGAAATCTGGTACGGGCCTACGACTGATCTGGAAGCTGCGACCAAGCTGACAGACCTGGCTTATCCGCAGAGCGATTTCTCGATGCTCGGCCTGCGCGCCGGCGTGACCTTCTACTTCTGGGGTCGAATCGTCGACAAGATCGGCAACATCGGTCCGTGGTACCCGGTTGGGCTTGGCGTGCAAGGGCAATCCAGTTCCGACGCAGCGGCCATTCTCGAGATGATCGCGGGTGAGATCGGCCGTACCGAGTTGGGGCAAGACATCCTCGACGAGATCGACAAGATCCCCGGGCTTCAGGAGCAGATCGACGCGCTCGACGGCCTGAAAGGCTACGACCCGGAAGCCACCTATGAAGAGTATGACCTGGTGGTGCAGGGTAAGCGGATCTACCAGGCCACTGGCCCGGTGCCTGTCGAAACCCCACCGCCGAATCCGCTCTATTGGCTCGACGTTGGGCAGACAGTGGAAACTGCCAATGGCCTCGCCCAGCAGGTGGCGACCAACACTGCCGAGATTACCGAACTCGACGGTGTGGTCACCGCACAAGCAACGGCCTTTCAGGCGTTGCGGGCATCTTTCCGTGATGACGACGGCGAGGGTGAGCTGGCGGATGCGCTTAAAGGTTGGTCAAGCACTGCGGCCGTCGCTGATGAAGAGAGGGTGAGGGCCTCGCAAAATCTCGCCCTTGCACAGAAAACCGAGACGCTGACAGCTACAGTCGGAGAGAACGAGGCGAATGTCATTGATCTCCGCAAAACGGTTGCGACTGACAAGGAAGCCACGGCGCAGGCAATCACCCAGGTAAACGTGAAGGTCGGCGAAAACAGCGCTGCCATTCAGGAAACATCGACAGCCTTTGCCGACACAAACGGAAAGCTCTCGACGATGTGGTCGGTAAAAATGCAGGTCACGGCGAATGGGCAGTACGTCGCGGCCGGCATCGGCCTTGGCATCGAGAACACCGGCGCCGGATTGCAGAGCCAGTTCTTGGTCAGCGCGGACCGCTTCGCCATCGTCAACACTATTGCGGGCGGCGCCATTGCCGTGCCGTTTG